CAACTAGCAAACTTCTATTTTACGAGTACTGGGCAAGACGCTAGTCCCCAAAATAAATCTGCAATTATGAATGTCATTAGGGGCGGTAACTTTACCGACTTCTCTGATTTAGAAGCTCATATGAAGCAGTATAGCACTTACAGTGAAGGTACTGTGCCATCTATGGAAGTAGCTCCCGGCGAAGTTCCATTTGATATGTTGCCTGAGAGCGATGTGGATAAGCAGACGCGGGAGATACTTAAACAGGAAAAAGGTACAGGCACTATAGAATTTGGCGGTAGCCGAGGAAAAGACGTACTAAGTATGCAGCTTGATGAAGTCCGCTTTGAGCTTAGTGACCCCTCTATTACTTCAGAACGCAGGGCAGAGCTAGAACGTAGACTTGCTTCTCTGACTGACGCAAAGACATACGAACCTACTACCTTGTATAAGCCGGACGGAAGTGAAGTTATCGCCCGTACCGCTGAAGAAGAAGCCGCGTATTTGGCTGATGGCTTTAGCTTAGTAAAAGGATCAGACCCAACTAAATTCCAGAAAAGGACTGTCTATAAAGACGGCGCTTCGATAGAAGTTTTCACTCAAGAAGAATTAGATAAACTTTTAAACGATGATTGGACTAATCAAAAACCTGCCAACACTCCTAACTTTGTACCGCGAACCTTGTATAAAGATGGGGAAGAACTGGAGGTATATAATCAAGATGATCTTAACGCAGCCCTTGGTACAGGCGGATGGTCGGCTGTCAAGCCTGCGGCTAAACAAGATTTTGAAAGCAGATTTGTTTACAAAGATGGTGCAGAACTAAAAGTATTCTCCGAGGGAGAATATGACAAGGCTATTGCCTCTGGATGGCAAGCCGCAAAACCTGCGAAAGCGGTAGAGTTTAAACCGCGCACTCTGTACAATGAAGCGGACGGAACTGAGCAAGTAGTACAAAGTCAAGCTGAAATGAATGCGGCAATAGACGATGGCTTCAGTGCAATTAAACCTGCGAACGCACCTAAATTTAGCAGCCGGACTTTGTATTCAGATGATGGTAAACAGGTGCAAGTATTCACACAGGCCGACATGGATAGGTATACTGACGCAGGCTTTGGCGAGGTTAAGCCAGCTACGGTAAAAGATTTTGTACCTCGTACCCTCTATAACGGTAACAAAGAAATACGAGTTGTAGATTCCTTAGAAATGTCAAACGCTTTAGCAATGGGCTTCAGCATAGTTAAAACCAACGAAGAAAAATACGTTGCCCGTACTTATTATAAAGACGGACAAGAAATAAAAGTACTAGATCAAGAACAACAAAATCAGTTGGAACAAGAGGGATGGAGCGGAGTTAAACTAGATGGCATTGCCCAGATTATGGCCGATCTAGACGTTGATCGTAAGACTGCGGCGCAAATTGAAAACGGTGTACTTAAAGTATCTACCAACTTTGCAGGTCAGCCTATAGTCATTGACATCAGTCAGGGTACTTCTGAGCAAGTTTCCTCTGGAAATTCCACGGAACAACAAAGCAATTTGGACAGCCTTGATGCAGTGTACAGCCAATTTAACCCTAACTGGAAAGAAGACGGCTTAACACTGACAGTAAATGGTGAGCAAATTACTTTTACCGCCGCTGAAGTGCAGAACAATGAGTCCTTTAAAATACAAGTAGAGGACTTAACAGGCCTAGAAGGAGCATTTGGTCTGGGTGGTGCGCTTAACAAGCTTGCAGGTAAAGCTGGTGATATATTTGGGGCAGAATTTAGAGCCGAGCAAAACAAAGCAATTACCTTTATGAGTAATCTTCGCCTGAATACTCTTATCAACCTAGCAGCCGCTACCGCTGGAGGTCTACGAGATAGTGTCTGGAATAAGCAACAAATTATTGCAACTCTACCTGAACCCGCCCGTGTGTTTGAGGGTCCAATTGAAGCTAGAAACAAGACTGTTGAAACTCTTCGTAGTATTCAAACAAGTCTAAAACTTCTCGACAAGGCGCTAAAGTCTAACACAGTTGCAAAAGCTCAAATTTCTCAGAGTACAATTACAAGAGCTTCTTTAAGGGAATTAGAGAAAACATATCTTACGGTGTTGGAGGCTTTTGAGGGTTCAGTTGAGCCAGTTGCTCTGCCTAGCTCCTTTATATCAACCCCAAATAAAACATCTGGAGAAACCGACTAATGGCAAATGAAATAGATGTGGGCCTGATTAAAAAGTTTAGATCAGATGGAGCTAGTGATCAGGAAATATTAGATATCCTAGTAAAAGATGGTGGCGGAACACTTAACGTAAACGAAGATGTATTAGACCTACAGGCTGCGATAGAAGCGGGAGTAAATTCCAGTGATCTATTAGATTTTATTACTTCAGGTAAGCAAATTAGGGTTGACATCAACAGTGGCGCAGAGGCCGCTTATGCGGGTGCAGGTACAGGTCTAACTAACTTGATAGGCTTACCTGTAGATATATTAAATTCTACACAACAAGCCATTGAAGGTGGCGTGCGTAAGGGTATTAACTATGCGGCAGGTACAGAATTAAGTACTAATCCAGAAGACTACTTGTTCTCCAGCACCAAACCATTTGGTGGAGCCGAGTCAATACGCAGTGGTATAGAAGCTGTCGTTAATCCAGTGGAAAGAGCCGTAGGTCTTCCAGAGACTAAATATGTCAGCCGAGAAGAAGTCCCAGATCAATACCGGGGGTACTATACTGCGGGACGGGTTGTTGGGGAAAATCTAGCTCCAACAGCAATTGCTTTAAAAGCCGCTAAGTCAGGGATTGGTCTTTCTAATCCTATGATGCAGGGCATTCGTAATAATCCCAAGGCGTTTTTAACCGGGGAAGCCGCAGCCACTACAGGTGCAGCTAGTGTAGCCGCCACTGCCGAGGTACTGGACTTTGGAGACAATCCCTATGTGATGGCTGGTGCAGAAGTATTGGGCGCTTTGGTAGGCGGTAACGCCCCTACTATCGCAAAATACAGCCCCGCTTCTATGGCTTACCAAGGAGTAAAATCTTTAGGTAATCAGGTTATGAAGGGTCTAAGTAGTGATGCCGCCCGTATGGGTGCATATGAACAAATTCTAAAGGCCGCAGATCAGGGGAGAACTTCTTTATTAAAAGAGGCGGAAGTCGCTGCTAAAAACGGAGATACTGAACTAGCAAACTCTCTCAGGGCAGAGGCTGAGTTGTATACAGTTGAACGTATGCGCTCAGATATTGAAGCTGCGCTGGCTCTAGGGGAAAATACTCCTGAAGTAGTAGGCCGTATGTCCGTAGGTAATTTAACTACCAACCCTGTATTGCAGTCGATGCAAAAAGAGATGATGGGACAAAGCCCCCAGTTTAGACAAGAAACCATGAATACGGCTAATGAAGCTATCTCAGGTATTCTTGAGGTATCTGAATTACTGGCACGGGCAGGTAACACTGCCGCTGCACAGGCACTCAGGACACGGGCCTACTCCTCTATGATTGATGCTACCCTAGCTAATGCCACTGGTAATGTAGCAGAGGCTATGAAGGCTGTAATGGGTTCAGACAAAGCGGCTGCATCCGTATTGGCACAGAAGACTTTGTTTAACGCAAAAACCAATATGCGTGAGATGGAGACTTATCTATGGGGCCGCATAGACGGTGGTCAGGTAGTATCTGGTGACGCCATCTCAGAAGTCATTGATAAAATCTATAGTGATAAGCTTTTGGATGGTATGACTATTGCTGGTGGTGGTCAGATTGATGAGGCCATCAATGCAATGAGCCAGAAAATTAAATCTGGTAAAGGTCTTTCCGTATCCGAAATTTTAAAGTTCCGTTCTATTATGCTTTCCAACTCAAGGAAGGCTGGTGCTTCAGATGACTACTTCCAAGCAGGTCTATTCGATGAACTTGCTGGTGCAGGTATCGATGAGCTTAATAAGCTGGAAGGTGCTGCCGGGGATGCCGTTGACTTAGCCCGTGGATTTAGTGTGCAGCTTAACAAAAGGTTTACTAGGTATTTTACTAAAGATGCTCTATCAACCGAGAAGCTAGGCGGTACAAGTATTAGAGATAGTGAACTACTTGAAGAAGGGTTCAATGCCGGAGGAGATCAGGCCAACAACAAGTTCCAAGACTTACGAGAGGCCTCTGAGTTCCCAGACGAAGTAGCTCCCGGTGTAGATGCAATACGCGCCCGCGATGCGGCTGATGCAGATGCTGGAAGTTTACCTGCCCCAGAGGGTGGTCCCACAGGCGGTAGAGATGTAGCCACTAATGAAGGTGTAATTTACCCAGAGAATACTTCTTATCCAACAGGACAAGCTGGAGAAGGATTTACTACCGACGATGGCACAGTAATATTCCCTCCCGAAGGTTCTCAAGACGGCTCAAGATTGGATGAGATGTTTAATCGTCCTGAAGGAGCTACTTATAATCGTAATAATGCAGAAGCCCCTGACGAAGAGTTTGTCCTAAACGAAGGCGGTGATCCTAACCAGCAAGCCCTTACCACTGAGGCTGACAACACTCCTATAAGTCTAGGGGATGATATGTCGGCAGCGCAGGAAGAGTTTCTACGAGGTAAGGTTAGAGAGCTTGCTGGCATAGACAATGTCATTACGCCGGAAGCTTTAACCACCTTTATGGAAAATAACCAGAAGCTGATTGCTGAGTTCCCTAACCTTCGGGATGATATACTATCCATACATGATGCACAGAGAACTGCCGATAGACTTGTGGAAGACCTAAGCTTGGCTGCTAACAACGAAAAGCTGCCAGAGGCTATTGGTCAGGCTCTCGCTACAAACACCCCAATAGAAACTTTTAGTAAGTTGGCTAAGGAAGCTATTACTCCTGACGCTAAAATAGATTTCCGAAACGCTACAATGGATGAGTTATTTAGAGGTGCTGTCAAAAGTGATGGTAGCCCTGATATACTCAAGATATCTGAAAACCTTTTAAAGCCTGTCAGTGGACGCCAAGGGGATGTCAACGTATTAGATGTCATGGTGAGCAACGGCATTCTAGAAGCTAGTGAGATGGAAGCTATAGTTAACTTACTCAGCGAAGGATTGGTAATTGAGAAGAGTATACGAGATCCTAAGATATTTGATAGAGCTATTGCAGAGACCCCAGACATCCAGAAAAACATTGCTCGACTAGCGGGTGCTAATGCTGGTGTCTTGTTTGGCTCTGGTAATGCCAGCCTACAGGCAGCGGCCATTGGTTCTGCATTCTTCAAGAAATACATCGATCAGTTTCCTTTAGGTAAACAGGCTGTAGAAATGCAAAATCTTCTTAAACAGCCTAAGCTGCTTGCCAGTATGTTCTCCAAAAACCCGGAACTAAGGAAGACCGCGTTCCAATCCGCAAAAGAGTATTCGTTGATGTTAAAAGAACTGGGTATCTCCGGCTCAGTGTCTGCCGCATCGTCCGCTGCGGTCAATAAAGTGGGAGAAAGTATGAGTACTATGCGCACTGCCTATCCCAGTGCCGTCACAGGTAATACTCAAGATCAGACAAACCCAACAGTAAGCATAGACGATCAAATGATGGACTTGAACCTTGTAAATGCACCAACTGCTTACGATGTTTTTGGTGAAGGTAACCCGCTAATCTATGACGAAAATGGAAATGCACGATAAGCAAAAAAAGAAACCCCCGCCAACCAAAGCAGGGGTTTCCAACCAACGAACAAGGCGACCAATCTTTAGCCCTATTCGAGAATTAATTTAGTGTTTTTATGCTCTCAGGTCAAGTGATCTGGGGGCTTTTTTTATAGGAAAATAAAAGATTTAAGCAGATATATCTACTAATTCGCAACTGTCTCCACTACACGCCATAGTCTGCATAGCGACAGTAGTATCTTCCTTTTCGTAGTTCGATAAGTCCGCCCAATTAATCTTTTCAGGCATAACAGATAGGAGAGCTTCATAGTCATCTTTAGAACAATCTTGGTACGGGGGTTGCTGGTAAGTATGATCATCAAATGGCAAAAAACTAACCCCACTCATTTCATCAAAATTCTTATAGACAAATGCCCCCACATCAAACCACTCATTTTTTTGGACATTTATAGTCACGCTAGGTTTGTGTTCCGCCCAGTGTCGCTGATACATCAACCACATCTCCAACTGTTCAATCGCAGTGGTGTCTGGGGTACATACCGCCCCTACTGGAGATTTTATTGGAAAACTAAACACAGTAGTCTGTTCAGGCTTAAATGCTTCTGGCTCATTGGGAATGCCTTGATCTTTCATAAACTGTGTTAGTGGGTCTTTGTTATCACCACGAACAGTACGAATATAATAGGGGCTGTGACGAGCATGAATACCAGAGGCGGAATCAACCAGTTGTGATACTGTACCCGAAGGTTTAACGCAAGTGATAGCAGCAGCAACAGGGATGCCAAGGCGTTCAGCCCACTCAGCATTAGTGTTAATAGCAACATCTTTTAAATGCCTCAAAGTTTTATCAAGTCCTCTATTAGCAGTAGTCATTAGAGGGTTATCCATAATACCTGTAAGACTGACGCCCAGTAGACGCTCCTCTGCGGTATTCTTCTCCCATATCTTCCGTAGGTAGGGGAATTTTGTGTAGGTAGCCTGAATAGTACCCAAGATCGTAGCTAGGCGTACCTTCCGTTCTAAGTCTTTCAGCGTATCTGTTGACCTTATTACTACTTCACTGAGGTTGCAAAACTGATTTGGTAATAAAATTATTTCAGAACAAGGGTTTGTGCCAAACTCTGCATCTGATTTACGGCGACCATTAAGACCAGCTTGCACCTTTGCTGCCTGTCGATTGAAGATGCCTCGTTCACCTGAACCAGACTCCACCAGAGCCATCCACTCACGCATGAATGACATACTGTCAGGCTTCTCAGAGTAGGCGACAGAGTTGTTAGCCATGCCACGATACCCAAAGCGGTAGATGTTTTGATCCGGTTCATCCCACCACTTACCGCTCTTAGCATGACGCATACGGTCATCTGACAAATTACTCAATGAAATCATGGCACTACGACGGACGCCGCCTACGACTACTATTTCACCGACCTTACACATGAGGTCATGACATTCGATTGATGAAAGTTTACGGCCTTGAGCTTCTTTAAAAGTAGAAACCGCAAAGTTAAATAAATCAACCAATGGTGCTGGTCCTGACGCTCTTCCCCCAAAGGTTTTCAATCGCGCACCCGCTGGCCGTACCTTTTCAACATCCCACTTAGGAATTTCACCAGCCCAGAGGAGTGCCAGAACTTGTCTGAAAGCCTTAGCCCAGCCTTCCTTACTGTCCTTGACCATGACGATAGTGTCGCTATCGAAGAGTGTAGGGACTTCAGGAAGTTTATCGATGCACTGACGCTCTACACTGAAGCCAACCCCGGTCCCACACAACAAGATGAACATAGCCTCGTCGAAGGACTTAGGGTCATCTACGGCTAAATAGCTACAGTTATACATACAGGTATTATCACGCTCTGCCGCTGGACCCGCTGTCATCAGTGACCGCATACTGGGCATCACCTCCAGACTGAGGATTGCCTGTTCGATATCTTTTATGTAGCTATCGTCACCCGCAACAGGTTTTACAATGTTTTCCATGTAGCGGGATACTGTCTCGCCCCAAGTCTCCCGGCGACCTTCTTCCTCGATCCACCGTGCGTAACGGCTGGTTGCGATAAAGGTTTGATAATCGGTTGGTAAATAGTTATTCATTAATTGGTCTCCACTAAGTGTTTTAGATTTGCTGGTTTATAATTCGGTCCCTTTAGAACTTTTCCTGAAGCGTCCTTTAGAGGTTTGCCGTCTACGCCTAATTTGCTCATGTTTGAGGCCATAACTAGGCGAAAGCCTTCTTCTACGTCCCACCCATATGTCACGCAGTAACCAATTACGGTGACCAAAATATCCATCAGTTCCTTGAACATATTTGCGGGATTGTTTTGGTCACAACTTTCATCATAAGCCTCTCCATACTCTTCTGTAATTAAGCTCCAGCGAAAATTCTCTAGGTCTTTATCTTTAGGCCACGGCTGGTTTATTGGCTGTTCCATACGAAGGGCAAAGTCAGTCACAAGTTGCTGCATCGAAGACAGTGGAGGGTTATATACTTTAAAGGCGTCGATATCTTCTTGTGTAATCATGTCTCCATCTCCTTAATTAAACGGTCTAAGTACCAGCGGCACTTTTTGAGATCTTCGACGCCATTCTTGTATGGGAACCTCCAAAGATATTTGAATGCGTTCTGCCAGCAATAAGCTTGGTGGGATGTAATATTATCTACTCCATCGACCATTGCAGCCATTGCATCTATGCATTCGATAGCGGAGCCATTGTAGTGTAATGGGTTGTTGACCATATCATTGTTGTTTGAATTTAGGGCTATTGACGCCTGTTTTTCGTCGGCAGTCATCTCACGAATATAAGAAGACATCAGTGTAGCTTCTTCTTAAAAGCTAATACGTTATCATCTGAATTTAGACGCATTGCATCTAGAAGTTCATCAGAAGGTTCAAAGGTTATTTCTAGGCCATCTCTTTCTTCATAGAGTTCGTCCTCTAGCATAGATATTCTACGCAAAAGACTGCCCATAATTATAAACTCTTCAAGACTTGTATTCAGTTTAGCCATCAGGCCGTTGCACAGGTCTAAGTAGAAGGTTTCCTGTTCTTCAGACATCGAAGAGCTAAGGCTCTCATTTAAATGCACCTCAAGAAGATCATCGTCTTGATCTATGGTCATAGTAATTTGAATTGTATTCTCAGGAAGTTTCATTTCTTGCCTTTTTTCGTTAGTTTGAAAAAATGCTCCGCGTCCATAACAGCTAAGGGCTTTTGACGGTCACCCTTAATGATAGCTATAGGCTCTGCACCCTTGGGGCAGTTCTCTGCCGCCTGATCCATCACCTTGTAGATGGCGAATGACTTGAACGCTTTGCACTCGATTGAATATGGAAATAAGCGTCTGGCGGCGGGACTTAGTTGTACGTCTTCGCCGCCAGCACCCATAGAAGTGCTTCTGACATCGTCGGGGAGGAGGGCTTTAGGGAACAGGGATAGTATCTTATCCCTAACCCATTGCTGATGTCTTCGGCCCTTCGCCTTGGCACTTGAGGTTTTTATCGCCACTTGGGTAGTTCAAGGATCGAATACTCGCCCCAGCCCGTGCCAAAATCTTCCTTATCGGTTGCCTCTTTTATTGTAGCCAACACCTTGTGCATATTCTCAGTAGCATTATCCAATAAGTTGGGGCTTACGATATGCATATGGCTGGCATAGGGAGCCGCTTTTTCCACGGCAATGAACTTAAATTTGTCCACAGAAATACCTGCCATTCGACAGGTATAGATGTAGAATGCTGCTTGTATGTCGTAGGAGTACTTCCAGCACTCTTTAGCAAATCCAAGGGGACTAGCGTCTTGAGTGGTCTTAACATCGTACACAGCCCCCTCTGAGGGTATGTAGAGGTCTGGTCTGGTCTTCAGCACTAGCCCAGTGCGTTCACACTCTGCGAAGATAGAGACTTCATTTTGACGATCCTTGTGGCGCAAAGCCTTCTTGCACACAGGGTTCTTCAGTGTCTCTGTCGCCATACGATTGGCTACATGGTATTCTACTTCAGTCAGGACAATCTGATCAGGACCAGCATTCTCTTCCAACTCAGTAAAACCTTTAGACTTCCTAGTCTTTGGGCCTTTGACAACAAGGTCACGATCTTCTTCTAGTAAGAGGGCGTGTACCGCTGACCCCATAGAGAAAGCTGCCGTCTGTCTGCGTTTCTCGCCCTTCCAGTGGGCAAGAGACTTTTTAAATACCGACTTAACTGCGGTTGAAGAAATACCATTCTGTGAATGGTACTCCTCATTAGACATATTTTCTATTATGCCCATTATACGCGGTAGTCTTCGGCGAGAGTATCAACGGCATCCATAATACGATCAGCTTCAGCGAGGTCTTCTTTCTGTTCTATTGCTTCACGATACTGTTCTTCGATACGCTTGTTCTCTGAGGTAATTAGATTTGTAACGTGAGCGAGGCTGTCGTAAGTAAGTTGATCCATAGGGATCGGACTGCCAAACTGTGGGGCAAAGCGCATAACATAGAACTTCTTACCATAAGAATTTGTTAATGTTTCCTTTGACAAGATGCTTTCAAAATCCCACAAGTTCATTCCTTGCGGCAACTTCTTTAAAACATCGTGATAAAACGGCCCATAGTTCTTACGCTTAACAGATAAAATACAAGGCTGGTTCTCAATAGTAATCTCCCGCCCGTCTGACGTTTTACCTGTATAATTTATCAGACCCCGTACAATTCTATATCTGTCGATACCTTTATACTTTTCCTTCTGTTCAGGAGACATCTGGATAGATTGCTCGTAAGTAGGCATCCCACACATAATACCACCAAGCTGATCTCTAGCTTCGTCGCGGGTATTTTTTATAAGCAGAGATTTATTGACTAATGAATTGTCATCTCCCCAATGTTGGAATTGAATGTGATTACTAAAGGCACGAAACCGTACATTCTCTGTGGCATATACATGATCTTGCCCAGTCTTCAAAAAGAATGCACCCATTGGCCCATTCTCTCCATCATAATTCATACCCAACGCAGGGATGCTTGGCCCTGTTGACGTTGATGAAGCGCCCAACTGTGCGCTAATTTCTTCTAACGATAAGCCGTTTTCTTGTACTACTAGTTCAGTCATAACTCTTCCTCAATTTGGTCTCTCATTATACGATAGTTAGGTGGCTTAATCAAGCATATTCCTGTTGCTCTAGCCAATTTGGTCCGCCGCTGATTTCTATGTCTAGAGGCACAACTGTCTTGTACCCAAACCTCTTCTCAGCCTCTTCCCCGACACCTGTCATGGCCTCAGTCAGGATAGATTTTACTTGCTCAATCTCATCTGGATGAGTGTCCACACAAATTGAATCGTGGACCGTAAGAGTAAGTTTGCTGCGTAAATCTGCTTGTTTAAACAGTTTAAACGCTCTTATGCAGGCTAATTGCACAAGATCGGCGCTGAAGCCCTGCACCGGGTAATTAAGAATTTGGGTTGCACTAGTCACCCTGCCGTTCTTAGTTCTTTCTACGTTAGGCCAGAAATATTGACGGCCACTAGGTGTCTCTACAGTTCCATTCTTGAGTGTTCCCGTCATCAGGGATTGATGCCATCCGTGTATACCTTCATATATACGATAGAACCTGTCGAAGTACGCCTTTATGTGGTCCGGCATACCAAATCCTGTACCCCCAAACAGGGGCTGGAAGGATGCCCACTTATGGCCTTGGCGCTCATCCTTTGTCACTTGAGAGGCTGGCTTTTTAAGACAGATACTGGCGGTCTGTCTGTGAATGTCCTTACCCTCAAGAATATCGGCAAGGCCTTGGCTATCCCTAGACAGTTCACAAGCCGTCCTAAATTCAAGGCCTGAATAGTCACTCTCAATCCATATGCCGTTTTCAAATCGACTGATGAAACACTTCCTAACCGGGAAACCTCTCTTAGGCTGATTTTGCAGGTTGATTGACATCCCGCCGCCGGAGGACAGCCGACCAGTGGCAGCGACACACTGATTAAAGTTGGCGTGAAGGAAGCCAGTGTTTCTAGTGCCTCGCTGGATACCTGCCACAAAGCTATCTAAGTACACAGACAGCGCACTGAGCCGACTGATCTTAGTCAGAAACTCTACTGCTATGTCATTCTTCTTACGCTCTGCCTGAAGTATAAGTCCTTTGATGGTCTCCTTGTCAGTTTTGAAACCATTGATGCTGGCGTCAAACGCAGAACTAGGTGACATTTTCAAACCAGCGGCAACGCCAGTACTTTGGTAAATTGCACCAGCACCCGTACAGGTCTTGCACTTCGTCCTGTTCTTATAAGGTTCGTCAGTCTGAACCCGGTACTTTTTACCCAGCTTTATTTTAGTTTTGGCTTTGTACTTCTGTATCGAACCCATGCCGTTACAGTCGCAGCACTTGATAGCCCTAGTCTTGTGAACGACCTTAGTGGTTGCCCTGACAGCATCGACAAACTGGGATTGGGTCATAAAGGGCGGCCTGAGTGATTTACCAGCCTCGTTAGTTCCGATGTTGAAGGTCTGTTGGTGAGCTTCACGGCTGATTACTTCACGCGAGTAGACCACTTTGGTCATGTCCGCTCCGCTATTTAGGTTAATAGGTGTATCGCCCATTACCATTTCAACGATCTCATTCAGCCGCTTCTCTAATATCTCCTTCTCAGCTTCAAACTCACGCTCGACTTCCTCAAGCGCGTCTAAGTCAACCTTCACGCCATTCATTTCTATCTCACATAAGAACAGAAGCATCTCATGCATGAAGGGTATAACTTTTTTTAGTGACTGATTATGCTCACGCTCAAGTATAGGAAGTTGTGCAAGGTATAACTCTCCGCAAGCTTTGACATCTGCTTCGGCATATTCGTTGACTACATCCAGAGGCATCTCTGAGAAGTCTATGCCGTCCCTGAACAT